ACTGCATATAATCCTACAGTAAGTACAGCCACTGCTGTTACTGCTGATGCTGGTAATGCTTCAGGTGCAGGCGCGGCCTACAATCCGACAGTTAGTGCAGTCTCTACTACAGATGCCCCAGCGCAGACAGCTATAGTAACCGGTGCAGCTTACAATGCTACGGCATCTGCAGCATCTATTGCGGATGCTACTACGGCAACAGCTTCTATAGTTACGCACAGCCCATCAATCCAGATCGCCTCCCCTGTGGTCTCTGCGAATGGCACGGGGGCGGCCTATAATCCAACAGTCCTAACTACAGGTAATACAGAAGCTTCTGCAGGTAGCGCCTCAGGCACAGTAGTAACTAATAATCCTAGCATATCTATTGCCACTGTGGCAACTGAGGCTACTGCGGCTGGTGTTTCACATGTTGCGTCTATTTCAGAGGCAATCAATGCTGTAAGGGCTGAAGGTAATGGAGCTGCGTATAACGCAACCGTTCAGACTACTGCTGACGTACAGGCAGAAGCAGGCAATGCTAGTGGTTCAGGATCTATCGATAATGCCTCTGTTATTGTAGCTGTAGCTGCGATTGCAGGTACGGCTATTGGTACGGCTTATAATCCTACAGTCGATACTACCCCGACAGTCAATGCGTCTGCTGGACCTGCTTTGGGTAGCGGTGTAGCATATGAAGCTTCAGTACATATTGCTACTGCGTCTGAGGTCGGTTCTGGTTCTGGTTCTACTGAGGCTTCTACTAGTATTACGGTCAATGCTGGCGCAGCGGTCGGTGCTGGTACAGCGTATGCGACTACTGCTAATATTGCTACTACTGCTAATATTGCTACGGGCAGTGGCACAGCGAATGATGCTACAGTTACCACAGAGACGCAGACCAACGCTAATGCTGGTGTAGCTAGTGCATCAGGTGCTGCAGGTGTTGTTGTAGTTGACATTGCTACAGTTGCAAACCTAGCTACTGGTTCAGGTACTGCTAGTAATCCTTCTGTAGCTACGGGCAGTTTTGTTAACGCTTCTGCTGGACTAGCTTCTGGTAGTGGTGTTGCTATTCGGCCTTGGGTTGATATTGATATGGGCGGTTACAACGCCCGTGTTGATATAGACGTCAATGCCGTAGAAGCAGTTGGTACTGGTACTAGTACTGATAGTTCAGCTGCTCTTACCTTGTCTGCAGGGTCTGCTACCGGTTCAGGTACTGTAGATAATGCTACTGTACTTACTAATCCTGCTGTCAATGCATTTGCTGGAGTAGCAACTGGAACTGGAGTTGCTAATAATGCCTCAACGCACATTGAGGTAATGGCAGATGTTGCACAACTAGCTGGAACTGTAAGTAATGCAACAGTTAGTACTGCAGTTAGCACTAACGCGCCAGCTGGTGTAGCGACTGGTTCGGGTGCGGCTATTGAGGCTGCTGCGGATATTGAGACACTAGTTACGATAGCTACGGGTTCTGGAACGGCTTATAATGCGGTTATCCAGACTAGTGGCTATACGAATTCTCCGGCTCAGGCAGCTACTAGTGTCGGCACTGCTTATAATCCAACTATTCAGGCCGTTAGTAATATTGAAGCATCAGCACAAGTTGCTGCTGGTACTGGTACTGCGAATGATGCCTCAGTAACCACTGTAGAAATAGTTGAGGCTCCTGCCGGTCAAGCAAGCGGTAGCGGTACTGCATATAATGCAACAGTGGTTGCTAGTAGTAACGTTTCCGTAGAGGCCATAACGGCTGTTGGTAGTGGTACTGCAAATACTCCTATCGTTACTACTTCTGCTAATGTCTTTGTAAGTGCTGGGGTTGCTACTGGCAATGCAGCAGAGCTTGATGTCAAAGCTAGCATTGCGCCTGTAGTTGAAGCCGCTGTGGCTGCTGTTGTTACTAATAATGCTACGCTCTCTCTACTTGTTCGTACTATAATTGCTACTGCGCAGGGCCTTGCTTACAATCCTGTTGTTGTTGGTCAAGCGGCTCCTGTAATTATTGTCGAAATTTATGGACTATTCTATAAGTGGTATATTGAACAGCTAGAGACTGGATGGACTGTAGAAAGTCTAGACCACAAGTGGGCTGCAGGACAATCAGATAGTAAGTGGGAAGCCGCACAAGCAGAGGAGAAGTGGTATGCCTAAGCCCCTAAGGATTTCTAGTACATCTCTTGAGTACATCCGGTCGAAGGTAACTGCAGAGGAAAATGGTGTAGCAGTTGATCCTACTAGCTATGCCGTGTCGTTCGCTTTTGCTACTGTGGGCGAGGATCCGATTACCTTCTATTCTGGTACCTGGGAGCAAGATGGTACTGAGTATTACGCTCGTTGTTTGGTTGGTCCTGCAGGTACTGCTACCTTGACTGACGGACGTTATGATGTGTATGTCAAGATCCAGGCAGGAACGGAGATTCCAGTCAAATACGTTGGCCTACTCGTTGTAGAGTAACAGTTATATAAGTAAACGTTTCCTTCCTTGAAGGTAAGCGTTAGTATAGAAGAAAGGAGGGCATTCATGGCGCAGACGCTCGGTTATATGGTCGACTTGTCAGGGTACAAGTTCGATGATGGTGCGGGTTGGATTCATGCTGTGCCTCTAGGTAAGTGGCAGCATCCCCAGTATGGGGAGATCGACATCACGCCGGACCGTGTTCAGCGCTTTGCTGACAACATCAAGCGAGGTGTTCGGGGACAGGATCTCGACATCGATTATGACCACAAGGCAAAGGGTGGTGAGGCGGCAGGTTGGGTTAAGGATGCAGATGCCCGAGGTGACGGACTGTGGCTTCTCGTTGAGTGGACTCGAAGTGCTTGGGCCAAGATCAAGGAGAAGGCGTACCGTTACTTTTCGCCGGAGCTTGTCGACGAGTGGACACACCCGCAAACGGGTGAGAAGTACCAGGATGTCCTATTTGGAGGAGGTCTGACTAACAGGCCTTTCCTTAAGGGCATCCTTCCTATTAACCTGTCGGAGCTCCTGAGTGAGCACGACGCGACCGAGTCCGTAGGAGGACAAATGGATCCCAAGCTGATTCGTCAGCTGCTGGGGCTCCCCGAGGATGCGACGGATGACCAGGTCACGTCGCAGATCCAGGAGCTTACTAGCAAGAAGGAAGAGAAGAAGCAGGTCGATGGTCAGCTCGTGCTGGCTTCGGAGATCAAGAAGCTGGCCGAAGAGAATCCGGCAGTCAAGGAGCTTGCCGAGGCTCTCAAGGAGACCCAGCAGCAGCTGGCAGAGGTTAAGGCTTCTGCTAAGCTGTCTGAGGCAACCAGCACTGTCCAGCGCCTGACTGAGCCTGTTGAGGACAACGGCACGAGGATCGCCTTTAGTGAGCCTGTGCGTGAGGCTCTCAAGGACGTCCTGCTTCTGGCTGAGGGCGATCTGCAGGAGAAGGTCGTCAAGCTGTTTGACGAGCTCCGTAAGGGCATCGTGCCTCTGGGCGAGACGGGCAGCTCCAAGGCACCTAACGGTGACACCGAGGGCAGCGCTGCTATTAAGCAGTTCGCAGATGCTGTCCAGACCATTATGACCGAGCGGGAGCTTTCGTACGGTGAGGCTGCTAGTGCGCTTGCGCGCGAGAAGCCGCAGCTGTTCGCTGAGTACCGCGAAGCCACGACCAACGTTTGAGAGGAGGTAAGTCATGGGTCAGGGTCCGAACTACGTTCTGAACAAGGGCTATGTGGCTGGCGGTAGCACCGCTTTCAAGCTTGGCGAGGTTGTCACGCTCGATGGTGATCAGCTGGTTAACCGTGCCGTTACCGCTGATGACACCCCAGTCATTGGAATCTGCACCGAGGATGTCGACGCTACCAAGGTGGCCACCGGCAAGGTGGTTGTCGGGGTTGCTGTTCATGGCATCTGCAAGGCTATCGCGGGAGCTGCAATCACCCGAGGTGCCAAGCTCACGAACGATACGTCCGCACGCGTCGTCACTCAGGCAGGAGCAGCTGGTTCGGCTGTTCACGCAGTTGCGCTGGAAAGTGCTTCTGCAGCCGGTGAGCTGATCGACGTTCTTCTTACCCCGTTCAACACTAAGTAAAGGAGGTGATCTGAGGTGGCTGTTTGGTCTCCCACCGGTTCTGGTGATGTCCATGTCGATCAGGTCCTCACGAACATCTCGCTCGAGTGGTCGAACGAGGGCATGGTTGGCAATCGACTCTTCCCACAGGTTACTGTGAGGAAGCAGTCCGATAAGTACTACACGTTCGGCCGAGAGGCTTGGGTCCCCGAGACCACTGACGTCCGTGCTCCTGGCACTGTGGCGAATGAGATCCCGGGTCGTAAGCTCTCGACTGACACCTACTACGCTCAGGAGCACATGCTCCAGATCGCGGTTACTGACGAGGAGCGTGAGAACGCTGATTCCCCGTTGGCACCGGATCGCGATGCTACTGAGCTGGTGACCAGCAAGATCATGCTGGCTCGCGAGGTTGCTATGAAGGACCTCGTGCAGACGGCAGCTAACTATGCCACTGGAATGTCCACGACTCTCTCGGGTACGGACCAGTGGAGCGATCTTGATAACTCCGATCCGATCGGCGACATTAAGACTGGTCGCTTCACGATGCACTCGAAGGTGTTCTTCGAGCCCAACACGGCGCTGATTCCTTACCAGGTTATGTCCATTCTCGAGGACCACCCGGACTTCCTGGCACGTATTCAGTACTCCGAGCGGGCTATTCTGACGCCTGATCTGATCGCTGCAGTTACCGGTATTCCGAACCCGATCATTCCTGGTCTGGGTGTCGGCTCCGGTGGCTACGGTACGCCGATCACGACCTCTTACCTGTGGGGTAAGGACGTCCTGCTGGCTTACGTGCCTCCGCGCGCAGGCCTCCGCGTTCCTGCCTTCGCGTACGAGTTCGTGTGGGGCTATGGTGGTTCTGGTGCGCAGCAGGTGGATCGTTGGCGCGAGGGTCAGCGCAAGAGCGATCTGGTGCGCGTCGGACGTCGGTATGATCTCAAGCTCGTTGGCAAGGAGAACGAGGTTGGGCACACCGATGAGGGCAAGGTCATCACTGCCTACCTGATCAAGGCTGCGGTGGCGTAGCGATGAAGCTCGTAGCCACTACTACCATCCAGCACGGTATGGTTGTTGACGGAAAGGTCAAGCGTTTCCGTTTTCAGCCTGGTGCGGTAGTTCCTAAGGCTACGGTCGGCGACTCCTTGGAGGCACTGCTGGAAAGTGGTGCCCTCAAGGAGGTTGCCGAGCCTGCACCTAAGAAGCCTGCCGCGAAGGAGTAAGTCATGGCCTATCTCACCGTAGAGTCTGTACAGGCTTGGTTGGAGCCGACCAAGCTGACTATTGGTGAGGTAGAGTCCGAACTGGAAACTCATATCGCTTCTACTGTCCTCGGTAACCTAGCTCAGGTGTACGATACAGATACGTGGCTTGACAGTGCCACTACACCTCAGCTAGTACTTACCATCATGAGCATGAAGTACGCGTCGGCCTTCTATGCTCGTGCATATTCTGAAGACCCGGGGGACTCGTCCTACGCCGACCTGCTCAGCAAAGATGCAGCTGCACTTCTATCAGGGGTGGTAGGCAAAGAGCTGCACCTTGCTGGAGTGGACGAGTCTTCCGATCTTCAACCCGCTTTCTATCCGACAGACGCTTCCAGCGCACAAGAGCCTACTGAATACGATCCGAGTCTCGGTCCTGCCTCCTTTACCATGGGGAGGGTATTCTAATGCCTTTCGTTAATGGTTGGGGAGCGGCTTTCATTCCTACAGGATTCTTCCTAGGTAATGCTGTAATGCGTATCTCTGACGGACTTCAGGATCGTAAGGAGGTCCTTGAGCAGTGCATCAGAGAGGTTATGGTTCCCAGTATTGAAACCAACTTCCGAGTAGGCGGCCGTCCTATGTGGGCTCCCTACTCTCCACAAACGCGCAACACCTCAGGCCAGATGCTGGTCAATACCGGCGAACTAAAAGACGCTGCCACCTCAGAAGGTATCTGGACTGTTTCTGATGAAGCTGCAGAAGCCAGACTACCTGATGGTGTAGACTACGGCGCCTTTCACCAGTTCGGTACCTACAAGATGTCTGCACGACCCTTCATTGTTATGCAGCGTGAAGATGAGAATGCTATCGAGGACCGTTTCACTTACTGGGTTGAAGATACAGTTCGAACGTCAGGTTTGATATGACACTCGACACGACTAGACTTAGTGACGTAGGTGAATACCTCTTTGATCTGCTAGAAACCAACGCTGCCGAACTAGGTCTTGGCGCTGTCTATTACGGAGATCAAGAAAGACTTCCCGTTACACCTGCTGCTTGCATCGAAACAGGACGAACAACTAAAGAGCTTGTAGCCATTCCACGACGCGTTGATACAGAATTTGAAGCGTTCATTATCCTCTACCACAATCCGGTTCAGGATGTGTCAGCAACGCGCCGTGAAGTAGAACGTCTAGCCGAAGCTGTAGAAGACCTAGTGCATACTAAGCCGACACTTGATGGATTGGTCATCCACGCCTTTGTATCTATCCTGGAACATGGTTACGTAACTAAGGGCGGTACAGTTGTACGAGCATCTCGTCTACTAGTAACTAGCAAGTCCAAGCAGAACTTGCCAGGCTTCTAGGAGGAATAGTGAGAATCAAGGTAGACCTACCCGAGTACCCAGAAGGTACTGAGGTGAGCATTACAGGCCTGGGCGCTTTTGCTAACGGAAGTACCGCAGAGGTTTCCTCCCAAGACGTTGCAGCGTTTGAGGCCTATAGCGGCAAGCCCCTCCGCGAGGCACTCGCCAATGCTAGGGGTGTTAGTATTGTCAGTACACCCAAGAAGAAGGAAGGTGACGAGTAATGGCTGTCGGCATTGGCGCAAGCGGGCAACTCGGTCTGGCGTTTGAGTCCACTCCTGGTACGTATGTTGCTCCTACAATCTTTGTGCCGTTCGAGAGTGAGAGTCTGAATCACCAGCAGGAGACCGTCTGGCGTCGTCCCATTCGTCAGGCTGCTGATATCGTCGGCGCGGTCGATGGTAACGCACATGTCTCTGGTGACATTGAGATGGAGCTGTTTGGGGATGCGCTTGTTTACTTCCTCTACGCCTCTCGTATGTCTCTGACTAAGGGTGGTTCTGCTCCTTACAGCTACGAGTACAAGACAACGGCAGCTGCGGTGCCTAACAAGACGCTGTCGATTACCGTTGTCAAGAACGGCGAGGCCTTCGGCTTCGTTGGCTGTGTGACTAGCTCACTGAAGATTTCTACCGCTGATGGGATGGCTAAGCTTTCCGTTAGCATCGTCGGTCAGGATGAGGCGACTCAGACCGAGCCTACTGCTACGTGGGCTGGAATGCTTCCATACGGTGCGGGTGCATACGACGTTCAGATTCCTACTAGCTCCTCCGTTCTGGACGCTGACACATTCGAGTTCACGTACAACTCGAATGCTGAGCCTCAGTTCCGTCTGAAGAACACGGGCCGCGGTGCACAGTTCGTCAAGTTCGGCGAGAATGAGACCTCGCTGTCCGTTGAGCGAGACTTCGATGGCCGTACCGACTTCGATGCTTACAAGGCACTGACTGCACAGAGCATCACGATTGAGATGGCCAACGATACTGATGATGCCGTAACCATTCTGATGCCTGTTGCGATCAAGGACAGCTACGAGATCAGCTTGGGTGGCCAGGGCGACTTGGTGCGCGCATCGGTTAGCTACATGGGAACTCTGCACTCTGACGGTACTGCTTGTACTATTACCATTCTCTCCAACACCAACATCGCCACCACCTAAGGAGTGGTCATGCGTCGTGCTCTCGTTGCGGCCATCACTGCAACTGCTATTGTCCTCGTTCCAACTCTCGCCGCTGCCGGGCCTCCTCCTGGTGCAGACCAAGTTCAGCGTCTCGATCAGATCAAGGCGAAGTCCAAGGCCCCAAACGTTGTTCCACCACCCAACCGTTAGTGACACCCTGTGGTCTTTGAAAACTGAGGGAGGTGAGTCTAAACCTAGGTCTAACCCGCTTAGACTACTGTTAGACCACAGAAGAGGGCTAGCTGAATACCTCAATACCCAGCGAAAGTCTAACAAGGAATCCTGAGGGAGGATCCGAAATGCCTAACGCAGTTGTGAATCTGGAAGACACAGAGCGGTTCGACCTTAAGTCGCTGCCTGAAGGTTATGTCGTTCTGCGTCGTCTGTCTTACGGTGAGAAGCTCAAGCGACGTGCCATGACAACGCATATGACTATGAAGACGCAGAAGGGTAAGAAGGACCTGGAAGCGCAAATGCAGCTGATCAATGAGGCTGCGTCCCAGTTCGATTTTGCGCATTGCGTTGTAGAGCACAATCTCGAGGATGCTAATGGCTCGTTGCTGAACCTGGGTTCTGTTGCTGACCTTCAGCGCCTCAATCCTCGTGTAGGCGATGAGATCGAACAGCTCATGGACCAGATGAACAACTTCGAGGAGAACGATTCGGGAAACTAGAGGGCCGGATCCGTGCTAGCGTTGTTCTAGAACGTGAGATGGATCCAGACGTACGAGAGCTGGTAGAGATGACGAGCCTATGTAAAGAGCTTCACGTCCTACCTCGAGCAGGCGGGCTACTAGATCAGGACTCGTATCACGTCTACGGCATGGGCCTCGTCTTGGCGGCCTTCAATGAACGCCAACAACTAGAACACCGGAGGATGGAAGCAGAGCAGCGTACAAAGGCTAGGAGGAGATAGTGGCTCTAGGTGCACGCGAAGTCCTTCTCGTCATTCGCGCTCGTGACGAAGCAACACGCTCACTTCGTTTCCTCTCTGGGAACCTCAGAAACCTGGATAAGGATGCAGCGGCTGCTGCCTCGGGTATGATTGCTCGAGGCACAGCCCTGTTTTCTCTTGGTGCTGGTCTGACAGCAGTTGGTGGTGCTATTGCAGGTGCTCTTGCGCAAGCTACTACACTTGCCGAGGAATATGACCGCCTAGCGCGAATGACTTTGACTCAGGTTGATGGTGTTAAGATCGGCCTGCAAGAGTTGAAGGACATGGCAATCAACGTCGGTAGAGATATTCCCGTCCCGCTTAATGAATTGCAAGGCGCTTTGTACGATATCTTCTCCACCATTGATGTTACTGCACCAGAAGCGCAACTACTTCTTGAGGCCTTTGCTAAAGAGGCAGTAACTGGTCAGGCAGATATTCGTAGAGCAGCAATGACCACGATTGCTATCCTGAACGCTTTCGGCTTGCCTGTATCCGAAATTACCAGACTTCAAGATATTCAGTTCCAGGCTGTTCGTAAGGGTGCTATGACTTATGAAGAGCTGTCTGAGAACATTGGTAAAGCTATTCCTGCGTCTGTCCAGGCTGGTCAGGAATTCAGTACTCTTGCAGGTATGATGTCGTTCTTGACTCGTGGTGGTCTGAACGTTTCCATGTCTGCTACGTCTGCAGCGCGCGCCCTGGAAGCTATGTCGCACCCTAAGACGGTTGAGCGACTTGAAGAGATGGGTGTTAAGGTAACTGATGCGCAAGGTAACTTCCTGCCTCTGGTTGATATTTTTGGGCAGCTGAACGAGAAGCTAGAAGGTCTAGGACAGGCTGAACGTAACAAGGTTATCCAGGAACTGCTCGCTGGTGGTGGTAACAGGATTCAGGCACGTCGATTCTGGATTCGAGCCTTGGATGACTTTGACGGTCTTAAGCAACACCTAGACTGGATGGTTAATTCACAGGGTGCTTTCGAAGAGGCTTACCAGACAATGCTAGGAGCACCTGTATCCAAGATTCAGATCCTAAAGAACAACTTCGAAGCAATGCGTCTTGAGATCGGTGAGAGGTTGCTTCCTGTTAAGGTCAAACTAGCAGAGATCGCCTTGAAGCTTCTGGAGGCCTGGGAACGTCTAGATCCTAAGACTAAGGACTTGCTTGTTAAGATGGCTGCTCTTTCAGCTGTCTTCCTGATTATCTTTGGCGTCATCACTATGATTGCCGGAGTGTTCCTACTCCTTAGTGCTGCTGCTGCTATTGTAGGAGTTAGCCTTGGTGCGGTAGTAGCTATTGCTGCTGGAGTAGCTGCAGCTATTATAGGTCTTGTAGCTGTCGGTTACTTGATCATCGCTAACTGGGAAACTATCAAGGCTAAGGCAGCTGAGATTTGGGAAGGCATTAAGCAGGTAATCCAGAACGTAGCTGAGTGGTGGAATACTAACATCGTACCTATTTGGCAGGGTGCTGTTGATGAATTCCAGCGGATATGGGAACGCTTCAGGGAAGGCGTTACCAATGCCTGGAATAGCATCAAGGAAGGCATCCAGTCCGCTATTGACAGTATCAAGCAAGGTATTGACGGGTTCGTAGAGAAGATTCAGCCTATCAAGGATTCCATCTCTGAGATGGCCGATTACATCTCTGAGCGGTGGGCTTACGTACTTCCAGGTATCCAGACCTTCATTGAGAATGTTGCTAAGGTCTTTGAGGATCTGTACAACAGAGTTATGCCTATCATCGAGTGGATAGGCGATGCTCTAGGCACGGTCTTCGAAGCCGCTGGTGCCTACCTAGGTCCTATCATTGAAGGTATTGGTAGCCTTATTGCCGGTATATGGGAGGCTATCTCGGAGTTCGTTGAATTTGTTGTGGCCATCTTTACGGGCGATTGGCAGCATGCTTGGGAATCGGCGCAGGCTGGTGTGCAGGGTCTAGTTGACGGTGTTAAGGGCCTCCTCGAAGGCCTGAAGCAAGGCTTTACCGACGCAATGGATGTCTTGGTAGCAAAGGTGACTGAGTGGTGGAATTCTATCTACACCACGGTAGTTGAAAAGGTCACTATGATCCGAGATGCTGTTGTGCAGTGGTTTAGCGAACTGCCTGGTAAGGCTGCAGAGTTCTTCTCTCAGATGGTAACTAACATCGCCAACTTCCTTAGTGAGCTACCAGCTAAGGCTGGAGAGTTCCTTGGCCAGCTTGTTTCGACTATAATCGTCTTCCTAGCCGAACTTCCTGGAAAAGCTATTGAGTACGGATCGCAGTTCATCGCAGCTATGATTACATGGCTTGGCGACATGGTAACTAAGGCTATCGAGTACGGATCGCAGTTCATTACTAACACTATCAGGTGGCTTGGCGAGCTGCCCGGTAAGGCTTCAGAGTTCTTGAAGCAGATGGTGGCGAATATTGTTAAGTTCCTACAGGAGCTGCCTGGTAAGGCGCAAGAGTGGTTCAGTAGGATGGTCGAAACGATTAAGGCTTGGTTTGGACGAGGAAAGGATGAGGCTGGTAGGCAAGCTTCTAGCCTAGTTACAAATGTAATCGACTTTGTAAAGCAGCTACCGGGACGTATAGGACAGGCTATCAGCGGTATTGTTGGTGTTTTCCGTAACAAGATGAACGACGCTAAAGATGCCTTCCTGCGGAGTCTAAGTAGCGGTGCTCGAGAAGCTATCCGTGAGGCTAGGAATATTCCAGGTAAGATTGCTGCTGCTATTGTCAGAATGGGTTGGGCTCTGTATAATGCCGGTACTAACATTATTCGCGGACTTATCAACGGTATTAAGAGCATGGTAAGTGCAGTAGTTACAGCGGCTCGTGACGTTGTTAGGAGTGCCATTGATGGTGCTAAGAGACTTCTTGGCCTTGCATCTCCTTCGAAGGTCTTCATGGAGATCGGTAAGAACACCATGCAGGGCATGGTAATCGGACTTGAATCTCAGAAGAAGTACGTGGACCGAGCAATTGATGACATTCAAGGCAGCGTTGATCGTCTTGATCCTTCTGTTACGATACCAGGACAGTTTGCACGTACTTATGAAATGGGCGGCTACAGGTCGGATCAGACATTTGCAAACACACCTACTGCTACTCAAGAGCAGGCTCCAGTCGAGGTAACTGTAAATGTCTACACTCAGGAAATCGATCCTGCTAAGCACGCCTCTGATCTTGCTTGGGAACTTTCTCGAAGGATGGCGGTGCGCTGATGGCTGCTCCCACGCTTACTGACTATCAATTTCAGTATAAAGAAGGCGGCCTACTACTTAATGGCCCACACACCAGCAGGCCCTTCTTCGATGTGCACAAAGTTGAGGGACTAGCATTCCCGAGCTTTTCCACTTACCACAAAGATAAGGATATGAGCCACGGAGATAGTGTATGGACGAAGTGGTCTAAGGCGAAGCGTATCTCTCTTCAGGGTATACTATACCTAGATCCTAGTACACTAGCCATCTTTGATACTCTGGCTACCAGCTTCCTACCTGATGGCGTCGAATATCCTTTCTACTACAAATATCCCGGACTTACTCAGCGCTACATCATGTGTCAGCCTGATGAGTTTCCGATCCAGATTGACCTGGAAACAGCAATGCGTACGGGGCAGACACCATTTAAGATCAACCTCATAGCACGTTATCCTGTCAGCTATGTGAATCTGTCTAACTTGTCTCTCGGTGATGGTACGTGGCACTCTATAACTAATGCAGGTAATGCACCCACCTACGTATCGCTATTTATGGACTTTCCGGCCACTGCAGTTACTATGTCTGGCTGGGAGTTCGGTATTTACAGCACTAATACTGTAGGTGGCTATATTACCTCACTTAGAGTTACCAAGACCTACACTAGCACAGTTGTAACCGATACCACACTGGATATGCAGAATCGTACCATTACGGGCGGTTTTACTCTTAATGATTGCGAGTATGGAGAGACTGGTGTTTCACCATACCGTTGGTGGTCACTTCCTCCTGGAACGTGGTACTTGCGCTGGGATATCTATCAATCTGCAGGAACTACCCCAACAACAACTGCTTATTGTAAATCCGGATATTGGAGTTAGTCATGGGTACTCCTGGGCCAGTAGAATGGCAATTCTACACACAGAGTAAGACTGGTGTATTTTATACTTGGCTGAATGGCGCCTACGATATTCAGGGCGAGTGGTTTGTTAGTAGGGCAGGCGCATTGAGGATAAAGATTCCCTTTGACGGTTTAGATTCAGGTCTGAGCTTGTCGCCTACTCTAGGTATACCTAGAAGCTGGAGTCTTCACGAATCTATCATGCCAATGCTAGCTGAACTTGTTGCTGTACGTAATGGCGTGATTGTTTTTGCTGGTCCTATTTTGGATGTGACAGTTTCTACAAAGGAGCATCACCTAACAATTCAAGCAGGTAGTCTAGAAACTTACATGGATTTTACTTTCGTACAAAATACCTGGTCACATACAGCTGCAGACCCGCAGGAAATTGCTTGGTCTGTTCTTTCCAATTCTCTCTATACCACGATGCTTAATATCACACAAGGATCGAAGTATAACACACAAGTCTATACTGCCGATTTCTCTTGGCCTACAAATTCAGGCTCGGATACAACTAGCCAGGTACTTGAAACAGTTAGACAGTTAACTTCCGCCGGATTTGACTATTCGATTGCTCCTGATACACGCAAATTCCTTACATGGGGACTAATTAAACGCAAGTATGTAGAATACTCTATTGGCGACGACAACAGAGTTCCTACAACTAGTATCAGCATCCAAGTCAATGGTGCTAGCCTAGTCAATAAACTAGAGTGGACTGGACCAGCAGGTAGCGGTGATATAGCTAGCGCTGCTAATGTTTGGTTTCCTCAAGCCAAGGCAACTATGTCCTTCTCTAGTTACGGTACACCAAGTGCCGCAGCAGGAGCCGCACAATCATACGTGAATAGATATAGTAAACCACAGAACTGGCTCCAATTTGTAACTACGGATAATATACTCGATCCGTGGGGAGATGCTGTTGTTGAGGGTACTGAACAGCCCGTCATGACCGGACACAACATGACTATAGGACTAAATGTCGATGGCGGTGATTTTGCGCCGTATCGAACAGACAGCACGTATGAAACATTCACTATAAATGGATTCCAGGTGACAGTAAGTGCATCAGGCGCTGAAACTGTCCAATGGTACTCCAGGCTGTCAGGGTGATTTGTTATGTCCTATAATCAGCGACCTAACAACCTACTTGAAGAGGTTGTTAATCTCAGTAGAGAACGCATATTCCTTGAAACATTCACAAACAGACTAAGAGGCATTTCAGTCAGCCAGTCTAGCCAGTACAACGTCACTACTGGTACAACTACAAATATGTCTTGGAATGTTACAGGTTGGAGTAGTGGAGGCTACTCTTTAGCTTCCGGTGTTCTTACTGTGGGTGTAGCAGGGTACCACCGCATTAACCTCTTTTGTCATATGACTGCCAATGCAACCGGTTACCGCCGTATGACACTACTGATCAATGACGTAAACAGCGGCATTAGCGAAGTAGGTGGTCATGCTAGCAGCAGGAACGGACCAGCATTAGAACTGGTAAAATTGCTAGACGTTGGAGATCAGGTAAGAGCAACAATTTACCAGTCATCAGGAACCACTCTTGGCGTCATTAACTCCGGATCAGCCTTGAACGGATTTACTCTTGTACATTTCGGAGGTGCATTAGCATGACGCTCTATGGTCCTGATACTACTCCTGAACAGGATGAGCGTATCCTAGCCGCTGTACGTATAGGCTTCCCCGAAGCTACTCCCGCCCAAGCAAAGCAGATCGTAGATAGGGTAGTACGTGGAGCAATAATCAAGCAAGTACGTGTATGGGAACTGGTACGTGCACAAGCAATGGCACAACAAGTACTAGACCAAGAGATAGGTCAGATCGACGTTATCTTTCCTGACGAGTAGAGGAGGCTCTGATGGTTAATCCAGTACCGGGCTATTCTGTAACAACTCCGTACGGGAAGAAACCTAACAACAACACTTACTGGCAGGCATGCGGATTCCATACCGGAGCCGACTTCGCCGCACCCGAAGGTACGTGGGTGGTGGCGTCTATCTCTGGTGATCTCCGCGTACGGAACTACGGCCCAGCATTCGGCATTCAGTGTGCGATCAGTCCTGACCCTGGCGACCCGTTCGCTGACGGTGAAGTATTCTACGCACATCTATCCTGGCTCGATCCGAACCTGATCAATAAGCGCGTCGAGGCAGGACAGCGCATCGGAAAGGTTGGCTCAACAGGAGGCGACTGGGGTCCACATCTTCACTACGAGCAGCACACCGTTAAGACTCGTTGGGGATGTGATGTAGTAACCGATCCTATGCCGAGCATCCTGTGGTCTCCGCAGCACAAGTGGGCGTTTCCTAGTGGGACAAAGGTGTACTTGTCTTACCTGAAGGTCGATGGCCACTTGGCGAACAGCGATGGCTGGTCGCAGTCGATCAAGTGCTTGCAGGAGATGCTGAACGTCCACCTCGGGTGTGAGATACCTCTGATCGGGAAGTTCGGACCACAGACGGATGAGTGTACACGCGAATGCCAAGACTTGCATCTACCACCGGCTGATCCTGCAGGTAAGTCTTTCGTAGGACCAAAGCAGGGCCAGCACCTCATCGATGTTACTAAGGCTCCCTACGTCCTTGAAGACGACCGCGAAACAACTCCCGAGCCTGATCCAACTCAACCTGTAATCAAGCCTTGGCCAGCTAAAGCCTTGGTCACTCTACGCCAGCAGGTCGACCAACTCTATCCAGGTAGAGATAAGGCTACGGACGGTTGGATTGGAGACCTGGCACACTGCGGACCGGGAGCGCCTCCTTCAGAGCACTGTCCTGATGAGGCCTCTGAGCCTCCAGGTGTTGTGCGCGCTCTGGATATCGATGCCGATCTTGTTCCAGGAGAGGCGCGAGGAGAATCGCAGCGTCTCGCAGACATGATCGTAGATGCCGGACGTGCAGGAGATAAGAGACTATGGTACGTTATTCACAACGGTGTTATCCGTTCAGTTACCTATGGCTGGGTTGATCGTCCATACACCGGCAGTAACCCGCATGAGTCGCACATCCATGTCTCTTTCAAGCCTGAGGGTGACCAGAACGGTACTCCGTTTGTTCTTAAGACTGAGCCAGAGCCTGAACCCGAGCCAACACCGACAGAGGTGACACGCGAGGAGTTTGACGCACTTAAGCTTCATGTCGATGCACTAGATACGGCTTTCAAGAACCACAGGCATGAGACGGAGGGCCCGAAATGAGCAGAACTGTACTAGCATCCTGGTTGCGCGTCTTTGGAGCGGCTCTTCTTACAGCCTTCCTTATTGATCTGACGCAGGGAGGCTCTCTGGATGTCTTCTCCAACTGGGGAACGTGGGTAGTAGCAGGACTTGTCTCTGTACTGCCTGTTATCATCAACTGGCTGAACCCTAACGACCCGCGTTATGGTAGGGTACATGAAAACCCTTAAACACACCAGACTCAATCCGGTTAACATCGAGCTTGTACATATATTGTCTCTGGCTCTGCTGTTTGGCTTGGGGACCTATACTATTTACTATGCCGAACTAGTATCTGGGTCCGAACTCCTAGTTCACGAGGTTGCTCTAGTCTGGTCAGTAGCCGCTGCAGCTTTACTGATCTGGGGCCAATGGAATGCTCGAGTGCTGACGCTTGCAGGCGCTCTGAGTATGGGCCTTGTCGCAGGCCATATTCTATATGCAGTTATTAGTTTCCAGGCACCGCTAACCTTCGGCTTTTCGAGCGGGTGTGAATTCATTGTTGCCTGGATGCTAACGCACACAGAAGCTAGAGATCCGTAGATATGGATGAAAAAAGTCTATGGTGGCAAGAGATAACCCATAACACCGGATATAACCCTGTTGTAGTCGGTCTGGCTTTCATGCTAGCACGTGCAGTCATTCGTGCAGTCCTTCCGCCAGGTACCTACTTCCGTTTCATGGACAGGGTACTCAAGCGCTATAACGGTAATGGTGACAACACCGAAAAGTAGACCGCTAACCCCCTACCTGCCGTGTTCTCCTCCGGTCCCTCCAGGTAGGGGGTTAGCTCTTCCATCTATCCAGGAAGCTATAGTCATGCAGAACATTCACTTGGTAGTACAGTAGGTGCCGAGTTGCATCATTAGCATGAGGTGCTCCTGGACGCCACAAACCAAGTCGCTTGATCTTACTATCAGACACAAAACCTTTAGCACTGGCAGGTGTCTGCAAAGCAATTGACACTCGACTGGTGTTCATAGTAGCAAAGAGTTTAGCGACACCAATATACTCTAAGCTGTCTAGAACAATATTAGCGCGCTGCCTGCCTTGCCGAAATTGAAACGACTCTACTACAAGGTGCAGATGCTGTGTACTATCACGCCAATCGAGTAATGCATCCCATAGCTTCTTGTGATGCTGCTCGGGTCCTATTTGGCCGGCAGTGTAGACGTAGTCTTCGTTGACACGCAAGCTGCCACGTTCATCAATCGATTGGGCAACCTCCTTTATCTCACAACATGCCCAACCAGTTGTACCTCCAGGATCTAGTGCTACAATCAACATGATGTCTACTCCCTGTGGTCTCTGTAACTCCGTGAAGCGCTTAGACTCCTGTTAGACTTTTGCCCCGTATCCTTATATTAGGGGAGTCGGGAAACTCAGTCTAACAAGAGTCTAAGCACGTTAGACTTTAAGTGAGACCAATCTCACTCGTTTACAAGAGAGTTCACGTAGTCCAGCTCTGCTTGTAGTTCTTCGATACGCGCCTCGAGGGTAGCTTTACGTCGACGTAGGCTAGCCTTTCCCTTCTTGATCACCTTGATGTTACTAGGTGCAAGGTTTCGCCTATTGCCATCTACGAACTTCGTACGCTCATCTTCTGCAAGCGAGCGACCTAGTTCCTGCTCTGCAATGATGTGATGCGTTAGACGCCAACCCTCTGTCGTCTTAGTGTAGTGGTAGCCATTAGGAGCTACACGCGTATCTCCAACCCTCGACTGCCTACCTTTAGCCATTTCGCCTCCTAGTAGAATACCAAATACTAACCCAATCATCAACCTGCACGAAATCGTAGATGCTAGTACGCTTATGCACGTAGACAGGTTCAGGGAATCCTGTAACCTTTCTCCGCTCAGCCCAGCGATGCATTCGGCTCTCTGGGATGCCTAGACGCTCAGCTGCATCCGTAAGTGTACACATCTTCGTAATTCGCATTGTCGCTGAGTAGTCCAATGAGCTCTTCGACATCTGCGGATATTCAGGCGGCACTGAGATCACCCCAACTCTTTCCTACTTCCACGTCTACCTTAAACTGAATGTAGTCACCAACAATGTTAGCCGCTGAGCCAATCATCTCCTCTGTTAGAATGTCAGCCATCCACTGCTGACGCTCAGCTGGTCCTTCAAGCAGGATGGAGTCGTGTACGATATTACGAACGAAACAACCTGTACCTACAAGCTGCGGTCTAATAGCTACCATAGCATTTAGGCAGATATCCGATGCTGTTGATTGCGGAAGAAAAGCAAGAGCCTCTTTCTCCAACTCTTCCCGGTTCTCCTTGGTAATGAGGTAGAAACGCCTATGTCTTCCGAAGGGAGATATCAGGTCTTCTCCTCTATGGATACGCCGCAGTACATCTTTACGGAACTCTACAATCTCCGGGATGACATCGAAGAAGCGTTCGCGCATAGCCTTAGCTTCATTAACAGGCAGGCCATACTCTCTGGCGATGCTGTACTCCGTGCGTCCGTAGTTCAAGCCGTACACAAAGGCCTTAACTCTAATACGCAGTTCCTTCCAATCTTCAGGTGACATCAGTTCCTTCCTCGCACCTGGGTACAAGATAGGTGTCAGATCGTCAAAGACGTCAACCTGTCCATCATTGAAGATTTGCGTAAAGTACTGATCACCAGCTAGCCAAGCCAGGACTCGCAATTCTGCTTGACCATAGTCTGCTTGGACAAAAATGTTACTCTCTTTCGTAGGAACGTACATACGACGCATACGCTTGTCTCGAGGAACATTCTGGAGATTGGGATTGCGACAAGATAGACGTCCTGTAGTAGTTCCATGAAGGAGGAAGGTTGGATGGACTCTTCCTGCTCTGGCACGTTTCCTGACTCCCTTCACGTAGGTACTAAACTGCTTATGCTCGAACCTGTAATGCAACAAAGCATCGATGAAGTCCTTACGCGGATCACCTTCAAGACGCTCTCGCAGTCCTTCTAGTGTTTCCGCGTTGGTAGAATCTACCGTAATATTCATTGCTGCTAGTGCTTCTTTGACTTGCTTAGGCGATCGAGGGTTTAGAGATTCCACCTTTCCGCCAGTTGTACGCGCCGTGACTTCATCAAGCGTCTGTTCAAGCGCCTGTAGTCTTGCTGTAAATTGTTCAGTGAGCTCGTCGATGTATCGGAGGTCAACTCCGATGCCGTTGTACTCCACGAAGATAAGCTCCTGACTAGCTCTAAGAAGCATGTCATGCACAGGCCTGAGTTGTTGCGCATCCAGACGGGTAACGAACATCTGGAACAGCGCGAATGTACAGCACACGTCGAAGGCATTATAGCGATAAAGAACGTCTCGCGGGATAACACCATAACCATCGTTTGGTCCGACATACCGTTTAATCTCCTCGTCATAGCGCGGGGCACCTAGAAACTCAACAGCCATATGCTTCAGACCGTGAACGCCCTGACGCTCATCAAGACAGTAAGAAGCTAGCATAGTGTCGAAGAACAGCTTCTGTTTGCCTATATGGGGTAGCAATCCTGCTAGATCAAACTTACCATTCTGGGCGATAAGCTTCTTGCTCTTTGCCAACTCGGAAAGCGCGTCCATGACATCTTCAGAACCACAGGCCGTTTCTCCGATGACGATGGCCTTATTACGTGCATAAGCAAGTCCGACACATAGTAGATGGTAGTTCTGGGGGTGGTCGAATGACTTGTCCTTGTCGATATCGACCTCGATGTCTATAGCAACATATTCTCTCGGATCGTCCCGCAATGAATGAAGAGCCGCAATAGCTTCTCTTGGATCTTCGAAGACGCGGTAGTCTGGAGTTTCCCAACGCGGTGGCTGAGAGAAGAGCTTCCCGATATCCGTGACCATGTCAGGAAACATCTCTGCTCTGCGAAGGCAGGCGGCGGGATGAAATGTAGGGACAATTCGGTGTCCTTCTTTATTGTACCGTCCTGGTCCCACACGTAGCTTTGTGACTCCTTCTCGACTTCCAAGAAGGGACTGGGTAGCGGTATTTCCCAGAGCCGCCACTTCAGTGACATTTGCCTCTTCCAGCTCTTGGAAGAGCCTCGGCCTACAGGCGAGAATAGCGGTCTGGGCTGGTGTGGCGTTGTCTGGTGGTCTACATGCAACCGCATTGCCTAGAAACACCTCTTCCCTTGAGGCTCCGTAATGAGCCAATACTCTGTCCAGAAGCTGTCCGCTTGGACCGACAAATGGTTCGCCCTTCCGAGCCTCTTGAAGCCCGCCAGCCTCTCCAATAAACGCATAACGACTCTCTCCTGTCTTAGCTGGACGAGATGGGATGAACTTTCCTACCTCGTAGAGCGGACACTCTTCACACTTGGCGGCTGGATGTTTACGTTGAACTTCCATTGCTACCCCCAACTTAGGAAGTCTTGCACGTTGAAGTTGATGGTGTTGTGCTGCGATGCTGATAGATCCTTGACGCCAAAGTAGCTATAGGACCTACCAAAAGAACGTTCAGAATGCAGCAGCCAATTATTCATCCCGTATACGTAGGGCGCTGACGTATCCATACCGCGCACGTTCGGATGCCGAGAAGCATACGAGCCTTCTCTAATCCAAAGAGGACTAGCACCTAGAAAGTGCATTGGAATAGCTGCCAGATATTCAGCCAGCTTCAGCCTGATAGCGGGGTCGTGACAAGTCTCCAAGAGATGACGCGGGACACCCCAGACACCAATGAACCCTTCCTTGTCTAGATCCATTGCAACGCGAACGAAAGCTGTAATCTGCGACCAGCTTCTACCCTGAATGACAGCCATGTAGTTAAAGGGCGAGTCTTGTGGGCGCTCATACCTAGTCCGGAGGAAGTCTAGAGCGTGATCAAGGCGCTCTAGAGTCGACTCCATGCCTCTCAGCTCGTCAGGCAGAACAACCTCATTCACCTGGTAGTGTTCAGCTAATTCATGCAGACGTTCGATATCCCACTCATCCCCCTCAGCAGCACCGTTATCCAAGATGACGTACTGATCCTGGTCTACGCAGTGTCCCTTATACGTGACACTGTAATCCCAGTTCGTTACCAGCTGGGGAAGCATAAGCTGATAGTCTGTCCTCTTAGTATCCTGGAGGCGTAGAAACGGTGGAATCAGAGCTGTCTTCACTAGTCCTCCTTGGTAGCTGTAACGTACGTAACTGTATGCGCACCAACAAGCTGCTGTAGCAAGATGTCGACATTGTCTATAAGTATATGACGATCATGCGGTTGACCGTAAAGGCCTCGACGCAAGAGATCCGCGTAAGTGATAATTCGCTTGGCTCTATCTTCTTGAGCACGCTGAGCCTGAGAGCCTTTCAGTTCAACAACAAGAGGCAGCAGTTTCTTGAGGAGGCGACCCCGTTCCTGCTCGCTATGCACTACCAAAATAGCCTTCGGATCTTCTATTAACATATGCAGAAGATCCGTCGTCTTACCTTCACCTCTACCACGGATATCGAATCTCATTGCCACCCTTCTCCTACACCACGAAACGCCTGGGCACCAATCTGATCTGAAGGATCGATTCCTGCCTCTTGAACTCTGCGCTCCATCATCATGAGCTTGACAGCTTCCATACGTGCGTAGTTAGCCAAGTCAGCTAGTTCCTCAACCATCATACGCACAACATCGTTATCCAAGAAGGCAATAGGCCCATACTCCTCGGAGCCCCGTTCATGTCGATGTACGCAGAGACCGTCAAACATCTCTGCCAGCTCGTTGATCTCTCGCATTGCCTCTGTCAACTCAGGCCTCGGCATTTCCGAATCTCCTCTCGTTCTCAGCACGCTTCTGTTCGTACGACTTATCCAGGTCTACGCCCAACAACGCTGCAAGGTTGAGCACGTAGATGTAGACATCAGTCAGCTCCATGATAGCCTTATGACGCCACACAGCCTCGTTCAGATCGATTGAACCTCTATCAGCCTTCTTAATCAGGTTGGCAAGCTCACCTACCTCTCCAGTCAGACCTAGCATATGGTGTACGACACTGTGTGCTACTGAAGGAAACCATCGTTCGGAGTCCTTGATGCACTCCAGTGTGCGCTTGCCTGCCTCACTCAACATCTCGACCATCCTCCATCGCGACGATCATGTAATAGCGGCCCTCTGGTTTAGGCTCATTAGTAACATGGTGAATAGCTATCTTATCGCCTGGCCAGACAAGCTCTACGCCATCATTCAGCTCCAGACGCAGGTAGCGTACATTCTCAACCAGAGGCATTAGGCCCTCCGAATGTGCTGAAGGAATTCCGCCTTAGCTGTACGAGAGTGATCTGCGAATACACCGCGCATAGCGGCTGTTGTTGTTCTAGCTCCAGGAACCTGAACACCTCGCATCGTCATGCAGAGATGCTCCGCCTCCATAACGACTGCCAAGCCCTTAGGCTCCAGATGCTCCTCTAGATAGTCTGCAATCGCGATCGTCAGGTGCTCTTGCACCCACAGACCCTTTGCGGTCTCACGAACGACTCGTGCAAACTTGCTCAAGCCTACGAGGAGCTGATCAGGCACATAAGCAACGTGGGCGACACCGAAGAAGGGGATGATATGATGGTTGCAGAAGGTATAGAACTCGATGTCCTTAACTACAACCATCTCGTCCACCTCCTCAGTGTTACTGAACGTTGTGAACTTAATCTCTGCCGGGGTCGTCAACTCGCGGAGCATCTTGACAAACCTTGTAGGTGTGTCGTAACCGTGCTCACTGTCGACGTCGAGCCCTGTGGTTCTCTGGAGCAGCTCAGAGGCGATTTCCTCATCGGAAAGTTCGCGCTCAGGCCAGTCACCATCGACAAGCTGTGCCATCTTAGATTCCCCTCTGCGTGCGATCCCACACATAGTTGTGTACCTGCATGTTGTGTCTCCACGGAAGATTCTCCTGGAGTACCCATTCGATCAGCTTGGCATCTGCCAGCTTACCCCACACCACACCGTAGTAGATGGGTATGTGCGTTAGTTTCTTAGCCCGTAGCTGGTCATAGACTTCAAGAGCCACTTCAAAGTCGTCTCTGCCAGTAATGGTGAACTTGATTGCATTGTGCCTGCCATAGTCCTTATTCATCCGGTTCAGGTTAAATGCATTCGCCCAACGCTCCTCAACGTCGGTCGCTTCTCCTGATCCAGGAAGCTTCCAGTCCATGACGATATCTACATGCCAATACACACTACGAGGGTACAGGAGCGTTCCGTTAGAGAACATCTCCATATGGTAGCCTGAATTGTCAAGAGTAGCAATCAGACCCTGCATTCCCGTACGTAGCTGCAACATAGGCTCTCCGCCGGTGAAGCAGATGTTATTCGTACAGAACTGCGTGATCCGCTCTGTCAATACTGTCTGTCCCGTTTCAATCCACTCTTGTCGGTAGTTCTTAGCATCGATGGCGTGCGGCGTATCGCACGGCCACTTAGCACACTTCAGATTGCAGCCGCCAAAACGGACGAAGACTGTAGGTATGCCTACACGCGGCCCTTCACCCTGAACGGATAGGTAGACCTCACTTACTCTCATAGGACTCTCCTGCAAAGATGGCTACAGACGTAGGTGTCTCGTACACCTTGACGTACTCGACTTTGATGTCGTACCTTCCTGTTGGCGGTCCGAAGTGGATCTCTTCCGGAACGTTAAGTATAGCAGACATGTCATCGAAGATACTTCTGGCCATATTCTCAGCTGTAGGTACCCATCCCACAAGGATGAGTTTCATTCCATAACCATCCTCGCCGATAACTCGTTCCAGATCACCTAGCGGATCATCCGTATAAAGGATCATCCCATGATCATAGAGGTCGTGGACGTGCTTACTGAGGGCCTCTTTGATTCGACTGAAATCGATAACCATCCCTGTCTCTGCTCCAGATGATCGGAGTGGACCGGATACGCCAACCACCACTCGATACCGGTGTCCATGGAGATTCCAGCACTTGCTGTCGTGGTCTGGTACGCGATGCCCTGCATCGAACTCGATCTCCTTCTCAACAATGAACCTATCCATTTACCTGCTCCTTCCCCTTTTCAGCAGCCTTTACGACCCTATCCCAACCTGGTAACGGTTTACGCTCATTGCCCCTGGGAACAAATCCAGAATCCGTTAGAGTGTATTCTGTCTCTTTACCCTCCAGCATATTACAAAACTCTTCTGCCCACATCTGAGATGCCATCTGATGCTCTGCCGTTACCAGATTTTCATCGCGTGTCAGAGCAACAGTCTGCAGGACAGCACCGGCATCTCCTAGCAGCTGGCGCGAGCGAACCAGCGGAAAGAAGGAAACTTTCTTTCCACTAGCTACCTCGCGCACTGTAGGTACAGAACAACAGATTGCAGCGATGGGTTGATTAGCTTCATTCGCCTCTCTAACGTACTTAAGTACTTGATCATTCTTCCAGTAGGCTTCTGTATCTGCCATGTTTCCAGACACAATCATGAAACCATCGTACTGAGATGGATCATATGCTAGAACATCTGCAACAGTCTGTTTGATTCTGTTTGGCTGCATGGTGATCTCATCCTGAATGATATAATCAGTAGAGATCAAGTTGAAGGTGTGTCCACGCTGCCTTAACACTCCGAGAGCTGTCCAGAGTTCATGTCCGTTATATCTTCGTGCACAGACAACAAGAACATGAGCCATTATTTGGTACTCAGGTTCTTCTCGACACCAAAGCGAGCTTCCACTTCAACGTCATCTACCTCAGGAATTTCATCGGCTACTCTCAAGAGCTCTTCTGGTGCTTTTCCTACCGGATCTACCTTTCGAGAGAATGAGTCAATGCCGACAGGACTGACACTACCTCCTTCATCGATATCAGTACGCATCAAGTAGATTTCCCCTCTGCGCTGGAAGAGCTTAACAGGCAGTTCGTGGTTACGAATATAGGCACCCAGACTGGAGCTAAGTGACTGTAGGCTTTGCTGAACGCCCGTTCGATCCAGCTGAACAAGAGGCTTTCCTGTCTCGAGAAAGGACTTCAGAATTGGATAGCTAACTCTACCCCTTCGTGACTCCCTGAAGTTGGGAACTTCATTAGGGTCTACGTCAATGAACTTAACCATTTACCTGCTCCTTCCAGAACTCGGTGTCGGCGTAGCGTGTAGGATCCGTAAACTCTGGATGCCAATTCTTAATAGCACCTTGGATGGCCTCGATGCGTTCCACACACGTACCACACCTACCACAGTGGATGCCTTCGCCCTTGTAGCAAGACCACGTCAGCTCAAGAGGAACTCTGAGCTCGATAGCCTCTCTAGCGATCTCCTCCTTGGTCATATGGATGTACGGAGTAACTAGGAAACTATCGGGCAGAGCGTTTTCAGGCTGCTCTCGAATGGTTCCGAACCCCTCATTACCGTAAACCAGAGCAGCATTGAGATTGGCGACAAATCTCGGACGGCAGTCAGGATAGATGAAATGGTCTCCAGCGTGCATACCAGCCATCACTATATCCGCATCGGCCGAGATTGCCACTCCAGCCGCAATGGAGAGCATGATCATGTTACGGTTAGGTACTACCGTCTGCTTCATGTTCTCATGCGCGTAGTGGCCGTCAGGGACAGCGTGGTCTGAGTTAACCAACACTGAGTGCGAACCGAGATTAGAGAACAGAGGCGCAAGGAAGCTAACATCAACACGTCGCCATTCTAGATCGAGGCGGTGTGCTGTCCCTTGCGCAAAGAGCAACTCCTTGCTGTGCCTCTGTCCGTAATCGAATGACAGCGTGATGACATCGTAACCGTCGAATACAGCACGATACACAAGTGTGGTGCTGTCGAGGCCGCCGCTGTTGATGATTACTGCCTTCGTCATCTAATTCCTCCGGATTTTGGTCGCGCTGGGTACAGCTGTTCGGTCTTTCCTGACTTCTGTCGGATAATCAATCCTCGCTGCTCTAGGGTAGAGAAGGTCGCTTCAGCATCGCGTGCACTGAGGTGGTAGTTACGCATTAGCGTTGAACGTGTAATGCCGGGGTGCTTCTCAACCTGGCGAGCCACGTTCTCCATCTGACGTTCATTACCCGTCTTACCAACGTTGGACATGATCTCACGAGCATGAAGACGCCACTTTTCCCCGTAGTAAGCAGCTCGAATAATGTCCACCTCCTCTACGACTACTTCCTCATCCCTTTGTCTACAAGCGGCAATAAGGATGGCAGCTTTCAACATGCTCTTCGCTAGGCGGTCACCTACAGGTGTTGTGATCTCAGGCATTTGCGACTCCATACCTGACTTCAACATCTGAGCCTCAATGAGGTTGTACCGAGCCCATGCTTCAGGTGTAAGCCTAGCCTCCCAAATCTTCTTGGTCTCGATCACATTGTTGGTCTGCTTGACAATGATCTGCTGAGTACGTCGATAATGTTTGACCATATCTTCGAGCTCGTTGCGGATCGATTCTCGGTTGCCTTCTGAACGCTCTGTTGGTGGGCCTAGCGGCTTGAGCTTGGTAATATCCGACTCGGCAGTAATGAAGACAAACCGAGGCAAAAAGCCCGAGCTAACATGTTCGAAGGTTAACAAGCTGGTGATCTTGTTCTTGATGCCTCCTGCAAACACAATTAGGATCGGATCTCTTACTTCGATAACCTCTTTCCGTAGCACTCTCTTCTGCAGTTTACCATCGTACAGCTTTGTAAGCAGCTCAGGCATTCCTGCATAGTAGTCGCGCTTAGTGATCTGTTCCAGCAGTCCGCTGAATTCATCTCGCAGGAACACAGACGGCTTACCTGGCCGTCCCTGCATCATGGTTAGCAGACCCTCAATAGATCCATCAGTTGCTAGGATGACATCCTGATCTACTTCATCCACAAGGTCCATTGCGATATCCATCGCTGTGGATTTCCTAGTCAACGTAGTGTCGGCCAAGATCATAAACCACAGGTTGGGTAGCAGCGTACCAAATGAGGTCGGTAGTCTGATGACTCCGGCTAAGAGGCTTGAAAGAGCCATAAAGGCTCCTGCTTGGTGATACTGTACTGCAGCGTCACCTAGCGTTCGAGCCCATTCGATGTAACGTTCAATAAAGGTATCCTCAGCCTCAACGAGCCTCCTTTCCTCTGGGGACAGAAGCGGTTCTTCTTCGTAGTCCGAAGCATACAACTGCTCTTCGTGTTGCTTGGCCTTAGCTTCTGCTCTGCAGACATCTTTCCATAGGTAGACATCAGGTAGATTGTCCCGAGCAAACTTATTACATGCTGCCTCCTTAGCTACGGCGAAGACTTCCTCGCGCGTAAAGTCTGCTTCGAATAGCAGCATCAACAAGTTCCAGAGCTTCTGGCTCCATTCCTTCTCTGCCGGCGTTTCTTGGAATAGCTGCCAGATGAAAGGGCTGATCTTAAGGCGCCTCTCATGCAGCAGTTCTGTTCCGTTAGTAGGTAGTCCTTCAGGCATAGGGATGTCTGTGTACTCATATCCCTGAACCTGTTCGTACACGCCGAAGTCGCCAAGACGATAACGTGCATTGTAAACGTCGACTACCTTAACGGCCGGTTGATCTCTGTACTTGAAGTTGTATGTCAGAGGAACCCTTAGCAGCTGTGTAAGGTCCCAACCACTCCTATCCGCACCTTGATCTGCATGTGCATATGCGATTCGTCGGCTAACATCCTCGGCCTCGTAGGGCTCGATTCTCTTGTCAAACAACCACAGGGCTTGGAATCTTCCTGGGCTGCTCTCGATGACGAATGTCGGCTTTACCTTCAGTTTCTCAGGAGGACACGTATCCAGATCAGACCAAGCACACGGAGCAGCAACAACATTATCCTTCGAACGGCGCTTGCTCTTGTACAACTGTGCTGAGTACCAGACATTGTGTCCTAGGTAGGCTCTATTAACAGCCTCAATAGCCTGGGGCAACTCTTCTGGGTAACGGTAAAACTCCTCCTGAAAGGACTTCTTGTACGGATCGGCATGAGCAATGCAGAGGTAGCCTTGGTTGTTACCGAATAGCAACCGAAAGAAGTCAGACCTCTTCCGGTTGTTTTCCGGCGAAACACCTATAGCCATACATTACTCCCCTAGGTGGGGGCCCCTGCCCCATCGTGCGGAGGCAGGGACCCCCGGTCTAGTAGTTCAGCGGATGCTACGGAAGCAGGCTAGAAGAGCCCGAAGAGGCGCTGATAGCATCGGGCTTCATGATGCCCTTGACCTCGTTACGCTTCTCACCCTCGTACTCTCGCTGAATGACGTTGATCACGACGGCCTCACCGATGAACGCATCGAGCGGCGGCACGACACCGTCCTTCAGCGAGTCCTCGTGTCCCGTCGCCTTCAGAAGCTGCGACAGGCTGTAGAGAGCGCCGTCAAAGAGCATGACGTTGGTCCACACGCGCCGATCGGCGTAGTTACCCTCCTGAACAGTGAACTCGATATTCCAGTAGGGCCTACCCTCATTCTTACCGGACTTGACTTCGCGAAGCTCGCCGTCGGTGATCTTCACCGGGTACTTGCCTCGGGGCAGCGGGTCGAAGCTACGCGCCTCGCTGCTGGCCTCGTCGTCGGTGAAGTTGACGTGAATCGGGGTGTAGTCGGACATTTGTTACTCCTCTGTAGTGTTCTGTTGGATCAGTGGGAAGATGTCAGCCATGGTTGGCTCTTCCATTACGGTGGGCAGTCGTCCTGTGCGGTCCTTAGCTACGTGACTATCTGTAGCTCCGGTAAGCAGGAGACGTTGGAAGCCTTGGTCCTTGCTCACTTGCTTGACGTAGTAGTAACCCACGATGTCAAGGAACGCGGCAACCTCATCGGCCAACTTACCAGATAGTGAGGGCCGATACTTAGTTAGACCTGAACGCTTATCCTGATCTTGCTTGACGAGCGCCGTGAAAACCGTGTTGATCGGAAGATCACGGAACCCTCGGACGAACCGGCGCATGTGCTCGAGGTTCTTACCCCACTCGCGCATGCTAGGAATGTCCGGATCGAGGTCCGGTCGCTGCCTTGCCAAATCCGCCATGATATTGTACATGTCGAACTTCTGAATCTCTGTCAGCGAGTCTAGCACAACTGTTTGGAAGTCATGTCGACCCGCATGAAGATCATCATAGACAGCTTGCATCTCGTGCCAGTTTTGTACACGAACATGCTCGACCTCGGGATAGGAATGCCGAAGCGATTCCGTCCCTCCCTCGATGTCCACAACTAGAACAGGACGCATACTCGGCACAGCATCAGCAGAGCCTGCGAGAGTCGTCTTTCCTACCCCACTATCCCCATAGATCAGGATGTTGAGTAGGGCTGCACGCTCTTGAACAGGAAGCACCTGAATGCCGCCGAGTCTACGTACCTCTTGAGTAACGGTCATTTATTCACCTCCCTTCGTTTCTGTCGATGCCTCTGTACGGACCCAGTAGTGCTCTCGCCTATCAAACAGGCTGTCAAGAGCGTACTGGTAATCTCCGCCACCGTTCTTCTCCAGACACGGCTGGCGGAAGGCACACGAGCCGCAACTAAAGCGGCCGGGGTTGGGATAGAGCCGAGTATAAGGGCTCACCATATCCAGAGCCTCGTCATACAGATTACGACCGATTTGCTCTAGCTCTGCAGGCGACCTGTGCTTCTGGAACCGCTCATGGAAGGGTCTGCCATCGTTCTCCAGGAACTGGATGTAGTCATCGTACAGTCCCTCATCGAAGGCTTCTCTGTCCTCTTCCATAAAGGTCTTGGTAGCCAGCTCAGCAGTAGTAGCCTGGTTCTTATTGGTCGAGAAGATACGACCTTTATATCTGCGTGTTAGCTTCTCAGGCTTCTGCGGGTATGCCTTATACTGCTCGTGGTAGATAAACCCCCGGACTGGGCGCCCCAGCTGGTTCATAGCCCAGACATAGGATCCCACCTGGTCATCCAGATCCAAGAACTCATCTCGATCCGTCGACAACCTAGCAGAAGTCTTCCAGTCTTCGATCCAAAGATCGCCGTACTGGTCCTCTGCCAAGAGGTCAATACGACCAGCAAAGACAACAGGTGCGGGACCTTCTGGATGCTGGCGGCAATTCGGAATGTGGCACCAAAGCTGTTCGCCCGTATCTGGATTGACGATCGGGACCTCGAAGCGAACCTCGACTGCAAGAGGTGTGATCTTCGGATCCTCTACAGGTGCTACCTTGCTAAAGTGGTACAGAAGCATGCCCTCGCCAAGACGCATCCGCTCTTCATAGTCATCACGGACTGCATCATAGTCAGCCAGCTCAGCCTCAGGCGTAGTAAGGAACTTGTCCCACTGCTCCTGACACTTAGCGCGAAAGGCTTTGAGTGCTAGATCACGACGCACATCGAGCGGGTAGCCCCAACGTTGAGGGTCGTACCCTACTTCCATAGCCTTGTGATAGGCTACACCAAACTCGAGTGGCTTAGCTGTGATGCGTGGGTAGTAGTTCTCACGAAAGACCCAGGCCCACCTACGCCTGCACCCTCTGAAAGATTTACGTTCCGATGTATGAATTTCGTGCACCCCTGCCACATTTATCTCCTTGTCTAACGTGGCCCACAAGCTTTTCAGCTATAGGTCAATTATAGTAGGTCTACGAGGAAATCTCAAGAGGATGAACCTACTTTTCCTTTTTGCTCACGGTCAAACTCTGCCCAACAGAACTCGCAGTAGCGTCTGTGATCGCTATGACTACGTTGCCAGCTAGGGAAGCGATTGCACACTTCTCCGCTAGGCAGAATGTTGAGGCATCTCGTTGCTACTTGCGGGTCCTTCTTGGGCACCGACTTCGGCATTGGGTCGTCCCTCCACGGGGTTGAGTTCCACGCTCTCTCCTGCATTGATGATCTCCTCCAACAAGTTATTCGCCTGCACCATGACAGCTAGAGGCTTGTCCTTAAGCGGAGCCTCAGGCTTGCCACACATAGCACAAACCCACCATCCAAACCTCTTGCCGCGCGTATAGCCAGAGGCACGACGTCGGCCTCGGTGACCATCGCCAGGAGTACAGAACTGAGTCGGCTTGCCGTACACAGCATCTATCTCGTATTCAGGCTGGCTCATGTCAAGCGAACGCCCTTCGAGACGCGCCTGGTATTCCAGCACGAAGTCTTCTGCGTCGGCGTTACTGCTGAAGCTAAGGAGTACGTACCTTGCCATCGTAAGTCCTCCCATCGATGTACGTTACACACTTATTGTCTACAGGACACTTGCCCTTGCTATGCGTGTGGACAACATAAGGCACACCGGGACTCTTTGTCGACTTGCGGTATGCCTCATCATGTACCTTAGCCATGTCGACAATACCAGCAACGTACCAGTACTCATGCGTGTGCGTGTGCGTCACTAATCCTCCTAGTGAGTTCGGCCCAACCAACGGCGGGCGATGTATAGATGAAATAGCCCCTTACCAGTATCACGGTGTCCCACCCTCCGGCCTATCTTAAAGGCCCCCACCGCGCCCAGGCCCAGTACAAAGACCACAGGGAGGCTTGGTGGTGTGATCGCCGCTTGAGTTTCTGACAGGAACCAGATAGTAGCTGCGCAAGCGCCTGCGAGAAGCAGCCCTGCCATCATACTAGACTCCTCTGCACGGTCTCTGGGTCACCAACGAGCTGACGAACCCATTCGGCCTTACGTTCGATCTTCTGAAGGCGTCCTAGGTCTACGGTGTTACGGGCAATCAGATCGATTACTTGGACAGCTTCCTCTTGCCCAATCCTGTGTAGCCGGTCCTCAGCTTGGCGGTTCGCTGAGTGCCTCCAGGCCCTATCAAGGAAGACTACCGTGCTAGCTCGAGTTAGCGTAATGCCTTCTCCGGCTGTCGCGATCGTTCCCATGAATACCTGGAGCTTACCAGCTTGGAAATCTTGGACAGCTGCTGTCCTCTCCGCCTTCTTAATGTCACCTGTTGTTATACCATATGAGATTCCCTTCTTCTCTAGACGGCGAGCTAGCATTACTAGAATGGACTTGAACTGGCTAAACACTACGATGGGCTCATCTGGGTTATCCGTGATGATCTCCATCAGAGCGTCTAGCTTAGCAGAAGGCTCGGCTATAATCCACTTGTTCCTATCCGAATCAAAGGACATGTAGCCCAGAGCAAACTGCTGTAGCCGAGTCAGCTGTGCTACCACTTGACTGGCAATCAGAGGCGTCTCCAACTCAGCATCGGTCTTACTTTCGAGCCAGGCGATCATTTCCTTCTTCATCTGGTCGTAAGCTCGACGCTGCTTGCCATCTAGCTCTACCACCATTCGGGTGTAGTAGCGAGGAGGCAACTCAGGCAGCACGTCTGCCTTAAGCCTCCGAATGAAGAACGGCCTCATCTCTTCATGCAGACTCTCTACATTCTGCACACCAGTAACTCGATAGTAGCCCTTGTAGTCATCCATCTCGTAGGTGCAGTAGTGCTTGAAGAAGCGCCAATACGAGGTGTAATAGCTAGGCCACAACCAGTTAAGGATCGACCACAAGTCTTGCGGCTTATCGTCGGCAGGCGTTCCAGATAGCCCCGTCTTGAAGGTAGTCCGAAGCTTCTTGAGCGCCCGTGTCTGCTGCGCCTTCTTGTTCTTAGCCCTGTGAACTTCGTCCGCAATGATGTGGAACCACGGCACCCTAGTCAACTCAGGCATAAGCCGAAGAGCATCCCAGTGCATGACGAAGTAACCATAACGCTTAGGATCAAGAGCCAGCTCAGCGAACGCCTGCCTGTTCTTAGGATCAAGAACATACACAGGCAGGTCTGTCTGCTGAGCAAGTTCAGGCGCCCAAGCGTTGGACACCACAATCAGCGGAGCCACAACGAGCGTCTTCTTGAAGCGACCATTCTCAGCGTCGCGGCGATTAATCCTGTCAAGGTCGATTGCGGTCAGAGTCTTACCCAAACCCATCTCGTCCCCAACAAGGCGCGAACGCTGCTTATACAGCTTCTCTACAGCCTTCTTCTGGAAGGGATACAGTTCCTTCATAGGTATCGCTCTCCGACTACATCGCTAGAGACCGGACAGAGCCACATAAGCACCCAACGGTAGATGGGCTCACCAGTCTCTACATGTCTAGATGTTCTCCTCTTCTCGTACGAAACTCCTAACGTCATGTAGCCATGGAACTTACGGCACTGCCTACACCACTGTCCGTCATCAGGATCTGCGGACATCGAACGGGGCGTCCACGTAGCTCCTTGGTACTTCTTCTTTCGCCTAAAGGGCCTCTTACGCGTTCCACTGATGTCGTAGTTAGCCCGGGGGTAGACACCCTCCTCTTCAGGCACTAGTCTCTACCCCATCTTTCCTCGAAGAACGCATCTGCTTCTGCTACGTCAATCACACGTCGACCACAGATACAAGTCTCGTCCTTGAGCTTGCCATTCCGGATGTAGTAGTACACCAGCTGAGGGGAGAGCTTAGGGTACAACTTTCGCCTCAGCTGGACGTACTCTCGAGGTGACAATTTCTCAGCATCCGATAGCTCGTCTTGCTTGACCCGCTCTAGGAACTGGTCGAAGTTTTCTGCCATGAGGTCTCCTGACCTGAGAGGGCTGTTGGATTAGTTCTCGTACACAATCTGGTGGTCACCAGGGATGCTGATCTCCAGGATGGTACCAGCTACGACGTGGTAGTGATAGAGCAGGTGGTCCAAGCTCGGCCAACCCTTTGCAGGACAGGTAGCTCCAGTAGTAAACCACCTGTCGATCTTCTCGACGTAGATGGCGGCGTAGGTGTAGGTCTTGTTGTTCCCACCAACACCATCAAACCTAACAGCGAACTGGATGACGCTACCTTCAAACACGATAGCCTCTCGGCCACCCTGAATAGCGTCGTCCAACGCTTCGGTGATCTCTGTCATACGCGCGAGTGCACGAACCAGCTTAGCGTACTCATCGTACTGAAACTTATCTCTGGTCTGTGAAGACGCATTGATAGTAACTACGCCTGTCTGAATAGGTCCGAACGGTGAGCGCTGCCTCATGCTCTCCCAGTAATCGAATTCGTAGCCCATGATCATTTCTCCTTCTTGATAGTCACGTGGCTGAAGTCTGAACGAAATTCACCCTTAAGTGTAACTTGACCTCCTCTGGCCAAAGCCTTCAGGTAGTTATCGACACGAACTTTCCTCGTGTCTCGGCCTCCAGGACCACTTGCAAGGTAGCTCTTCAGCTTCCGAAGCTTCTCTCTGGTCGTAAGACCCTTAAGAGAGATCCGAAACTCTTGCCACCCTTGATCGTCGACCGCCGAAGCAATCTGGCGCGACCTCTCCGTCTTGCCCTGTTTGGGATTGCGGATGGTGTTCGGCACTCCTACCTCCTTAGATAATCGCTCTACTATAATTATATAGCAGACATAAGGCACAATCAACTGACCCTCTGTGGTTCCTCGAGAATACGATGGGAAAGTCTAAACCCACGTCTAACCCGATTAGACTCTTGTTAGACTGCATTCGTCATACTCTCCAATATAACTCCGTTAGGGGAAAGTCTAACAAGAATCTAATCGCTTCAGACATTACCTCAATGGGATGTGCGGGAGAGCCTTCGCGATCTCCACACACGAGGCAATAGTCTCAGTACCCGACCTCGGATTGCCGATAATATCTACCAGCACCTTGGACAGCTTGATACGCGCCTCTAGGTTGTCACCCTGCATTGGGATTTCTCACCTCCACCCCTCCTTGTTGCTGCGCCCGCCGGTCCTCCCGAACGGCCTCCGCTATCTGCTCCGCCTGCGCGGCCAGTATTGGATTCTCCGGGAACTTCTTCGGCTCGGACTTGGAATACTCCTTGCTTGGGATGCTGCCATCGCGATTGACCTGCACCAGCCAAGAGGTGTTATACCATCGGCACAGATCGTTGCGGCAGTATATTACATGTACAACAGCACCATTAGCTGCCGGAACTCTAGAAGTATCCTCTCCGGGTAGTTTACAGCGAGGACATCTCTTGGCCTCTTCTAGCGTTGTCATATCAGCCTCCTAGCGGGATATCTAGAGCCTTTTCCAGCCTGTTAACACGCTTCTGTAGATCGGCCACCATAGCCGTAAGCTGCTCAGTAGCACTTACCTGACTAGCATACAGGCGTGCCGACTTCCTGTCCAGCTTAGCCCACAGTTCTGGAGTGGGCGGCTTAATGATCTCCCACTCAGACTCTGCAGTACCACCACCACGCTTGATTTGCCTGATGCAACCCATGCGCTTAAGTGCACGCACGACACCTGTGTAGTAGGGCGTCGAGAGATGCAACTGGCTAGCAATCAGCTTCGTGAGGTGACCCGTCCACAACATGGCGGGCTCACCATCATCGAACTGTACCTCTGTAGCCTCGGCCTCCATTAGCTCGTAGGCCTTAACCGCGTGTAGGTACAGCGCTGGGGTAGGAGGTGTTTCAGACGACTCGTTCGACATGAAGTTTACGCCTCACTCCCTCTAACACTTGCAGATCCGTCTCATACCCAGCCATAAGCGTCAGAAGCTGCTCGGCCGAGTTGATAGTAGGATCGGTCATTGTAGGCTCGCGGGACTCCTGCAGGCCTGCTTCGTGAATCTCTAGCACTTCCAGGAGGAAATCTATCTCCTCGGCAGTAAACATAATGGCCATTTGGACTCCGCTTCTTTAGGTCATACAAGGTAACACATGACGTGGAAGCGAACGCCCGAGACTAGGAGCTAAGGGGGGGTCGCTCTAGTCTCGGGCGCCCGCAGTCTGTGTTACTCGACCTCTTCGACGGCACCCTCAGCCACGCCGGCCTCAGCCTCAACGGCCTCAGCCTTCTCCGCAGCCTTGCGGGCCTTCTTCTCGGCCTTCTCAGCTGCGTTAGCCTTCCGCGCCTGGACTCGCTCGTTCTTACGCGTCCACCAGTCGAGACCCTCCTCGAGGTTCAGCGCCGAGCGGGTCTTGCCAAGGCTGTCCTCGACCTCCTGCAGCGGGAAGGGGTCGTCCTTGGGGGCGTTGCGGATGTAGCTGTACACCATCTGCGGGCGAACCTCAACAACCTCGCCAGCACGGTTCGTGTGCATGCCACGCTCCGTCAACACCTTGGCGAGCCCGATCGGGGTAACGAAACCCTCGGGCAGCTCGCCACGGGCAGGCTCCTTCTTCTTCTTCGGCTCAGCGCCCTCCTCAGGGGTGCTGTAGTCGACCTCTTCGACCTCAACGGCCTCGACGTCGACATCCGGCTCGCGAGTGCGTGCCATAGTTTGACCTCCTCCGGTCTACGTGCCAGGACTCCCTAATGAGCCCCAGCTCTCTGCTCTTGAATCTAAGTATAGTTGATCCAAGAGGACAAAGCAAGCGGAATCTAGGAGAGATTTCGATCACTAGTCTCTTCCCCTCTTAGGAAACCCCGCTTGCTTAGCCACCTGTGTCAACTACCTCTCAGTACGGGTAGTCATCAGGTTCCGACTCCATGTACCACGGCTTCGGCTGATCGGTCGGTAGAACTTGGTCTCGATGCTTCCACGCCGTCACTTGCTTGGCACGCCTCGTCATAAGCATCCCTAGAGGGACACCCGAGAACAGCATCAAGCCAATGCCTGGCAGGATCCCCCAGATGGTGAACAGTAGAGCAAAACCACCCACCAAGAAGGGAACACCAAGAAGCACCGCTCCAGTAGCCAGAGCCATGAAGCCCGCAATGTTCATGGGCTTCTTGGGCTGCTCGCGTCGGATCGGTTGGTTCGTCATGACAGACCCCCAGCCACCGACAGAAGGAAGGTGCACGTCAACGCGTACAGCAACAGCTGCCCGGTCTCGGTAGCAGCGATACCGACGAAAGCCTCCATACCAGGGTTCAGGAAGCCATCCCGCTCCAGAGCCATCGACACGTACTCGAGGAGGAAGTCCTCGAAGGCCTCTCCAGGCACATCCAGGTGTCCCTCGTGCGGCACTGCCTTCGGCAGCAACTCCAACACTGCCATCTCCTTGAAGTCATCCGGCAGCATTCCAGCCATCTCACTCAAGATCGTCATGTGTACCACTGCCTCACATCCAGCTTGAACTGACCACGACTTGTCAACACGAAGGTGACACGGTATTCAGTGTCTCCCCACTTCTTGGCGGCATACACCTTGTCGCCAAACCGATCGCTCTCGACCTTCCAGTCCAGCTCCTGCGGGTCGTCGGTCAACATGTTCTTGATCTTGACCCACATCGGCTTCATGTTCCCGCCCTCAGCAGCGGTGTCAGCGATCTCGTCGCCTCCACATGCCTTGTAGGCGTACTCGATGGCCTCAAGAGCGAACTTGAAGAACTCCAACGACGCCTCTGTTGCGTCGCCGAAGAAGCCCTTACCAGGCTTGAACTCAGCCATTAGTAGTCCTCTCCTGACATGATCATGTCAATCTCGTAGGGGTCGAGCCCCTTGTCTTCCAGGTTCTGCAGCACGTCGTGCCAGTAGGCAGAGGTGAACTCCGCCCTGTCACCGCACTCGCCTGCCTTGTGACCGCAGCAGGGGTAGTCTTCACAGTACCCCGACGAGGTCACAAACTCAGACTGGCAGACGTGATCTTTAACGTCTGCCAGCCGCATGGTGGCACCGCATTCCTCACACTGGGTGACGAGGATGCCACGCTCGTCCGTGTAGGTCCTACCGCTGAAGTCCATCATCCACCGTCTTCAGCACTTCGGCGGTGAGGACATCTAGAGCCGTCGCCGCGTCGTCAGACACAGAAAGCCCCAGGTCAACAATACCCTGCAGCGCTTCCGTTGCCAACGCGATCAAGTAGTCACCTCGCCGCGTGATGATAGAGTGCATACGCGCTCCGTCGAGGTCGAGCGAGACGAAATCTGCCGTCTCCGACGTAACAACGGACGCCTTCGGCATGCACTCCTTCTTGTCGTCTGGGACCAGACGGTCAACGTGCAGTATCACCGAAACCGTTGCAGCCATCATTCCTCCCTTCCGAATGCTTCGTTCTGGCACTTCTGGCACAAGCCACTGATCTCGTACTCCTTGAGGCTCGCCTCGTCGTCAAACTCGGTAGCCCCGTTACCACAACCGATCGGGGGCCGCATGCAGAGGCCCATAGCAATGGCCTCCCTACGACCCGCGAAGATGTGGTCAACTGGCCGCATCGGCGGGAGCTCTCCTGTTGGCCTTCGAATGATCTTGGCCATCACTCCTCCTCGCCTGCGAACTCTGCCAAGGTTGCACCACGAGCACACGCCGGGCAGTCAGCCACACACTGCGCCAAGGCGTACACCTTGTAGCGCAGGTCCGGCGCACGATCCGACTGGTACTCAGGTGCGACCATTACGTGGCCGTTGAAGGCCGCGTAAGGCTCGCTAGTACCAACCTGCATCGCCATAGGAACCCCTTCCTGTTCCTTTCGACGAACGTCCTAATACGTTCGTGCGACAGGAACCACTTCAAGCCTCTTGCAAGGTAAGGGTCAAACCAGCTTGAAGTGGAACCAACCTCACAAACTGAGGTTACCATGGGCGCCATTACAGCGCCGGACGCATCGGACTCACCTCCTCTGTTGCAACATCAGCCCTATCTGCGTAGGGCAGGAGGTGGCTCGAAGGTCAAAAGGAAGAAAACCCCTTCGAGCCACCCCCAGCCTCACGAGATCAGGCTTCGATCTCGGCCTCGACCGGCTCCTGGCTCTCGCCCTCGCCGGCCAGCTCGGCCTCGATCTTCGCCTGCCTCTTCGCCTCACGCTCCACCTTGCGGCTGAGGTAGCCCTCCGCGAAGGCGTTCGCGACCGCGAGGTCGATGACCTTCTTCTGCGTGCTGTTCGTGCCAACGGGCTGCTCGTGGCCCTCGAGGACCGGGAGCTTGCCCTTGCTGATGTACTGGTACAGCATCTGCGGCCGCACCCCCATCAGTTCCGCGAGCACGATGGGGTTCACGATCCCCTGCGCCGACTGCTCCTCGAAGCGGTCACGCGTCTTCACGCTCACCGTGGCAGCGAGCTGCTCAAGGACGCTCTTGCTGGTCTTGGTCGTCATGTCTCTCTCCTTGTCTGCTGACGACCTTCCCGAGGACACCTTTATGCCCTCGTCGCGAGCTCTTTCTCTCGCTCTTGATTTTATTTTAACAGAACCTCTAGGGCACCTTCAAGGACCAACTAGCGGTGCTTTTTAGGTGCTTTTTGCGGTCACCATCCCTCATCGCTGGCCGTCGGGTACTCCCTGTCGGCCTTCCTCATCGCCTTCTCCGCCTTGTTCATAGCGGCCGTCGGCGTGGAGGCCTCCCCGTAGCTGTAGAGCTCCGGAAACTCGCACCGCCTGCCACTTGGCTTCACCGCGTACCACCACAACATTTGCGGGCCACGCCGCTTCCTGCCATCGTCTGCCAAAGGTTCCTCCAGCCGGCCTACGTCGCCGTAGATACCGCTGAGTTCGGCACTCCACGCAAACTCGTCGTACTCGTACCAATCGATGGTCTTCACAGAACCTCCACCTCCCAATCGTGAGTGCAGTCCTCCAGCACCCACATGTCCAGACCGCTGTCGTAGGACATCATCTTGGGGCAGGCGAACTTGCTGAGGTCAACCTCCCAGCGACCCGGAATCTCCGTCGGAACCAGAAACTCTGCAGTGTCGCTGTCCGGCTGCAGCGGAACATCGTGGAACCTGCACCTGATCTTGAGAGTCATTTCAGACTCCTTCCTTTCTGTACTGGGCCTTTCCCTTGTGGAAACCGCCTCAGGTAACCCCCAATACCACAGGGCTTGTGTCTTGCTGCCGGCCGCGGTATTGAGGGCGATCCGATTCGGTTTACTGCAGGAGCGCCTCGGCCTCTTCGATGAGGGCCTTGCCCGCCCTGATCCAAAACCCTTCAAGCGTACCTGCAAGCCGACCTTGCGGTGACTTGAGGTAGTGCTCAGCCTCCTTCACGGGGTTGTACTGCCTGCCGAAAGTGATCTCGATCCTCATGGTTTCACCTCCCGATCTGGTCGTAGGCCTCCCAGCAAAGGTCCCGCTGGGCCGTCAGCCTCTCCACTCTCTGTTCCAGCACACGCACTTGTGCGGCGTGTCCAGCTTGCTCCACACGCAGGTCTGCACCTGCTGCGAAGTAGCCACCGCCATAAGCTACTATGACGGCAAATCCAGCCATCGCGGCACACAGCTTGACATCCGGTCCCGTCGTCTTCACTTGAGCACCTCCAGACTTCCAATTCCGCACTTGCACTCGTGCAGGCCCGACATCGCGGATGCCCACACACGCTTGAACTTGATGTCGTCCGTTCTAGGGGTGGTGTCGTCGACGACGTCGATGTAGCCACCGCTGAAGAAGATGCTGCGTGCACCGATGTACGAGATGTTCTTCGTGTGCCACCGCAGGTTCGGGTGGTTCTTGCACGTCAGCATGATGTGTTCGCCCCACGGCTGTTCGGGGTCGATAGTGTCCTCACGCTGCTCGCGTTCGATCCAGTTCTGTTGCGCTTCCTGACAGTCGGGGCAGTAGCGCTGGCGCGCCGACCGCACGTCCATGAGGATCCTGTCCGCTCGCGCGCACGTCGCACACTTCCAGCCTGCTGCCAGTTGCATCCTGTCGAGGTGTGTGCACTTGACCTTGGGGAATCCCTCCTCAAAGTGCCTGTGGCAAACGATTGCCATGATGTCAGCTCCCTTCCTTTGGTTGCTTGTGCTGACATAGCCTAACTGGAACGTCGATCGTTCGCTCCAGTCAGACTAAACCACCACAACCTACCTGAGGTCTTCGCACTCTTCGGCCATCGCGAACCGAAGCTTCTCAACCTGGCTCACCTGTTCAGCAAGCCACATGATGTCCTCTTCCGCCCTGAACTGGCCGCCCCCATACCTGGGGTAGCCCTGTGTCCGCCGGACTGCTGCCGGGTGGCTGTAACCCTTCTTCACCAAGATCCTGATCGCGACCTGACGGTAGCTCAGGTGCTGACGCTCGTACTCCAGAACCTCCTCGATGTCAGCCAAGAGGCGATCCCTGTAACCCTTCAATGCCGCGTCCACGTTCAGTAGCATCGTAAGGTCGAGGTTCTCGATGGAGTACCGCTCGTCCCGAATCTGGTCGTCGTACTCATCTGTGTACTCCAAGACAGTACTCGTGACTGTCGGTGCCGTTGTTGTCATGGTGTTCAACTCCACTTCTGGTACAGGTCGTAGTCAACCAACGTCAAGACCTGAGGAAGGGTGCAGTACGTGTCTTGTGTGTACGCTGCAACCTGGCTGAAGGTCTTGAGCATGTCCTCGGCTCCGGACTCGTAGTCCTCCGGGCCGATGCCGTACTCTTCCTTGTACGCCTGCCTAACCTCTTCGGCCGTCCACCTTCTGGTAAACCTTGGCATGACTCCTCCTAGTTCGGTAGTGTTGTGTTGGGGTTTGCCCTCACTGCCCAGTCGAACTGACTTGCTGGGATGAGGTCGCGCTGCCGTTCGAACGACAACGTTACTGCACCGTCAACCAACGGCATCCCTGCTGCCTCCTCGTCAGCACGTTGTGGTGCAACGACTCGGCGGTAGGAGCGCCGTTCTGCCTTGTGCTGGTTGTACGAGCGGCGTCCTTGACGTGCATATGTGCCCTTAGCACGCCTCTTGCTGGTGCTGTTAGGCGGCGTTGTCAAGGTGATGGCCTCGCCTTCCGTTGTCAGAGCCGTTGTCATTGGGTTTACATCCGTTGGCCTTGTTGGTCTCTGAACATTAAGAACACGACCATCACTCAGAACGAGTGTGATATTTTCCGCCCTTGTCATTTTTGGTTCACCTCCTTCCTATGCCCTTTGGTCTCTCTATATTTTCCTACATTTTTATTATATGGGGACCTCATAGAGCCTTTCAAGTGACCGGGGCAGGTGCTTTTGAGGTGCTCTTTTTGTTCCTATGGGTTTCCACATAGACTTCATGACTTCACATGACAAAACCCGAAGAGATCGCCCGAAGGTGCAGATCGGCTCGTGGTGGTAGGAAAATAAGGTATTACTCTATTTAGGAATATATAATATATGTTATAAGATATAAAGAATGGAAGAACATTCATGTTCTCTTCTTATAGTCTTACGTGTATAGAACCCCCCTGTTTTGAGATAAAGCCTCATCCTCATTGTGGCTATTATATAACACTTTCGTTGCCTCATTAGCCCTAATTCAAAAACAGCCGCCCTGGTCGTACCCCAGAGGCCCTCCGGCCCGCCCCTCCCACCGCCGCCGCCCCCGTCCCGAATCCAGCCGACTTCCCTGTGGTTTGTCCTCGAGACACGGCTGCGCCGTTTGGCCATTCGGACCTTCAAGCGCATGCGAGTGCCCGTCTGCCAAGGGTCCTTTCCTTATGGAAGAATCTTCTGCGGGAAGGAAGTTGGCGGAAAGTAGGGAAGGGTCCGGACCCTGGTAGGGTAGAAGAAACCCCCGTTAGGAAGTGTCTTCCTAACGGAGGTTTCTTGACGGGTTAGAAGCTAGTTACGAAAGCTTCTTCGTCAGGTACTTCTCTGTCCACCGAAGAGCCTCTTCCGGGGAGATTCTTCCGTCGACAGTCTTGAGGTAACCCTTCTTGCTGTAGTTGTAAAACATTTGAGGGGGAAGAGTCTGCTCGATGCCGGCCTCTTTGAGAAGACGGTTCACGATTTGGCAGAGACCGTACGGAGTAAGAGACTTCGTGGGGATGTAGCTTCCGACGTCGATAGTCAGGGTTTGCATGATTCTTCCTTTCGAAGATACTTGGTTAGGACGGGAGTGGATCCAA